TGGACATCATCGGCGTGCAAACTGTCTGCTATGGCGAGACCCATGTGCAGATGCGGGAATATACCGACGCGGAATGTACGGACATGCTTGAGCGGTCGTTGACGGGCTATGCCGAGCCGGTACTAAAGCGCAATCCCGAACTAGCCGGGCATCCATACCAATTAGCCGCAGCTACGTCACTGGCGTATAACATTGGCAACGGCAACTATGCCAAGTCAACCGTTTCCCGGCGTTTCAGCCAAGGGCGTTGGCGGGAAGCTTGTGATGCGTTCTTGATGTGGTCCAAGGCGGGAGGGCGTCCCATTGCTGGACTGCTCAATCGCCGTAAAGAGGAACGCCGTCTATGTTTGGTGGGTATTTAATCGCCGGGGCTTTGTTGATTGGGATCGTGTCGGGCTATGCCGTCCGGGATTGGCAATGCGATGCGGCTTATTCCAAGGCATTGGAGAAGGCCGCGAAAGAGCGCCAAGCCATGCAGGACGAGTTGAATAGCGTTTCCGCATCATATGAGGCCATTCGGGAGGAATCCAATGGACAGCGCGAAGTCAGAACCAACACGATCCGTGAGATTTATAAGCGCATTCCTGCACCTAGCGCCGATTGTGCTGCTGATGCTGGCGTTGTCGGCTTGCTCGAAAGCGGCGTTAATAGTGCCAATGCCGCCGCCACCGGCAAATCTGGCGACTAACTGTCCAGCCATCCCAGCGCCGCCGATTATCCTGATCGATCCTGATCGGGCAGTTTGGGAAAGTGATCTAATAGCCAAATATCAAGACTGCGCTGTCAAACACCGTTTGACGGTCGATGCTTGGCGCAATGCAATCAATAAGGAGAAATGACATGCCATTGAAAAAGGGAAAATCCGCCAAAGTTGTCTCGGCCAATATCAAGGCTGAGATGAAAGCAGGAAAGCCGCAAAAGCAAGCCATCGCCATTGCACTGTCAGCGGCTGGTAAGAGTAAAAAGAAAAAATAGAATATGAAGGGGTAAGCCACCATGATCGATCCTAAATTAATCGACTTTTGCGAAACTCCACGACAACGCGAGATATTCGAGGCCATCCTTGAGCATAATTGCGCTCGAAAGGCCGAGAAGGCGCTTGGGCTATCCGAGAATGTGGCATATCGATCATATCGCCGGTTGAAGAAGCGGGCTGCGCTGGCGGGATATTCGCCTGAGCATGATATGGTACACAGCGTGCCAGATGGCTTCAAGGTGCGGGGCGTCTCGACCTATTATGATGCTGAGGGTCAGCCTCGCGGGCAATGGGTTAAATCGACTGCGGACGATGCTAGGCGCATGGAGATGATGCGGGCAGCGGTTGATGCGATGGCATCCGAGATTGAGCCTGTAGGGGCCTTAGCGGGGCCTGTCTCCACAACGGACAGCCTTTGCACTGTATATACATTGACGGATGCACATATTGGGATGCTCGCATGGCATCGCGAGGGTGGGGCTGATTGGGACTTGGCAATTGCCGAGCGGACTATTGCGGGGTGCTTTGAACAGGCCATTGCTGGCGCACCTGATGCGGGAATGGCGGTCCTAAATCAACTTGGTGATCTACTTCACTACGATGGGCTGTCGGCTGTTACGCCAACGTCGGGCCATGTGCTTGACGCTGATGGGCGGTTCACCAAAATGGTTGAAGTTGCCGTTCGGGTATTACGCCGGGTCATCGCCATGCTGCTAGTTAAGCATGACCGGGTGCATCTGGTGCTAGCCGAGGGCAATCATGATATGGCGTCATCCGTTTGGCTGCGGACCATGTTTAAGGCGCTTTATGAAAATGAGCCGCGGATCTCGGTGGATGATAGCGCCTTGCCATTTTATGTTTTCCAGCATGGCGAAACGATGCTGGTATTCCACCACAGCCATTTGAAGAAAAACGATCAGTTGCCCGGCTTGGTGGCTGCACAGTTCGCAAAGATATGGGGCAGCACAACCAAACGATATATCCACACAGGCAACTTGCACCATGCCCATGAGAAAGAGCATTCGGGCGTGCATGTGATCCAACATCCAACGATGGCAGCGCGTGATGCTTATGCAGCGCGGGGCGGGTGGATCGCAGATCGAAATATGCAGGCGATCACCTACCACAACAAGTTTGGGCAAGTTGGGCGGGTGATCGTCTCGCCTGAGATGCTAGAGGGCTGATAGAAACCGCGCCAGTTCATCCGGCACGTTGGGTTTGGGCTTGGCCAACCCCCGCTCGATCATGAACTGCCGGGTTCGCTCTAGGTGGGCGTCTAGATAGCTACGGGGCGGGGCGGTCATTTCAGATGCTCCCCTGCTTCAATGCAGTTAGCCCGCATGTCGTCGTAGCCATGCCCGTCCTGCTCCCGCAACCAAACCACGATCTTGGCGCGTTCAGCTTCACGGCCATTCCTGACGCCGTTAAGGTGGACCAGTACCCAATCCTCCTCTTCGAACTCTCCGGGAATGCCGGATGGTTCACTCGTCATGGCTTTTGCGCGGGTGTTCCATGCGTCTATCGTGGTTGGATCACTCACCAACCGTTGACGTTCATTGCGAACGTTGCATTTCGTGCAGAGGACGTAATCCCCTTCGTAGTTTCCGTCGTACCAATAGTGGCCGATATGCTCCGCACTTCCACCACAAAACGGACACGGCTTTAGTTCCTCGGTCATTGCTGTTCTCCCAATGCTGCGCGCTGTACCGCCTCAACCACACTCATGTCCATGTTCGCACCTCTCAATGCGGCGTCAGTAAGTCCCAAATCCTCCCGCAACCACGCTATCTCGGCGGCTTGGGCTTCGATCCTAAGCATGGCCACAAACAACAGTGCCGCTATGTCGTCAGCCCCATCATTGCGGCAAAGGTCAGCTTCATCACTTAACCGCTTAATCAGATCATCGGTCATGCCTTGGCCTCCAATGCTGCGCGGATTTCTTTGACCGTCCCAGCATAAATAATGCGGTCGCCGCACTCGATGTCCACGCTTTCGGTTAGCACACGTCCCAACACATCCCGCAACCGCGCTATCTCGCGGGCTTGGGTTTCGATAGTGTCGGCTGCCTTTAGTGCCGCCTCAATCAACCCAGCGAGCGTTCCGTCCTTGGACCGCAGCCGATCCGCCAGCGCCTTGCGTTCAGTCTCGGTCATCATCTTTCCTTTCCATAGCCTGTCTGACGTATTCGCCTAAGTCCCATTGCCCTGTCCGTATTGCTCTTCGCACTACGTCTGACCAAGGCTTACCACAAGGTGCGCCATTGGCAATAACTTTTTCACGGGCATTGATTATATTATCCATATTCGTTCCCTCAATATGCAATCAGGCCAGCGGCTAGACCGCCGCCCGTCCAGAATGCTAAATCCATATAGGATTGTTCGGCCTTGGTGATTGTCGCCAAAGTGACCAGCGGGCCTTCCTCCGTAACTTCCCGGATCATGCCCATCAAATAGCCAGCTAACCCGCAAGCGATGGGATGCTTGATCCACAGCACAAGCGATAGGATCGCCAATGCCGCAACGAAATGCGCTGCCTGGTCGATGATTTGCTTTTTCATAGCGAAAATCCCTTCTTGTTCGCCAGTTCGATTACCTCATGGAACGGCACAGCGCCGAGATTGTCCACGATATAAAAGCCACGGCCCTTATTATCGATGTTGTGGAACTCACCCCATGTGCGGTTGTCGCCCTCGCGCATCTTAATATCAGCCCGAAATACGTTGGAGTAAAACCGGCGCAGAAAGTGGGCGGCACGATCTACCGTGGCACTGCCCAGAGCAGGCACAGAACGCTTGCCAAGGACATGGCGCATATCGACATGGGGTTTACGCGCCTTGGCCTCTACGGGGCGTTCTACGCCATATTTGACGCCAGCCTCAATGCACCATTGGTTGATCTTCTCACCACCAACCCGATAATGCGCCCGCAATTCCCGCTGCGACATGGTGGGGGCCAGTTCGGCAAAGTCGCTGGGTATGGAGACATGGTATGACTTCTTCAGCCCCAGAGCCTCCCGCCACCGCTCAACCGTGCCTGATGCTACACCATAACGCTTCATAGCTTGCTCATAGGTCAAGGATCGGGCTAGTTCAGGATAATCAGCGGGCATGGGGCGGGGCTGATGCGTGATGCTAACCACGAACTGCACGCCAAGCAGTTTAGCCCAGCGGCTAACGGTGTCGGGGGTGCATTGGTAAAACTCTGCCAACTGCTTGCGGGTCATCTCCTTGGCGTTATCGGCAAAGTCATATGGCGTGACGGTCGAGCGAATGCCTACCTTCTTGGTGGATTCAATCCCGGCTTCCTTTTGCCAGCGGTTCAGGA